CCGGAGCCCTTGAGCTCCATGTCGAACTGAACACCGAATAGCGAACCGCCGTAGACGGCCTGCTCCGGGTTGAGCGAGCCGCGAATGATCTGCCGCTCGAGCATCCGCAGGTTCTCGACGGGGTTCGGCTGCAGGTTCTGGACCTGTAGGACGTCGGTGGCGGCGAGCTCTTCTGCGACGCCGTACGTGTCTTCGATCGCCGCATAGAGCGCTTGCTCGCGAATCGAGATCGTCATCTCTGCCTCCAGAAACGAAAAAGCCGGCGCGAGGCCGGCTTCTTGGGGATCAGGATCGGGACTAGGCGCTGGTCGGGTCGTGCTCGGGCATCTGGTAGTCGACGAGCCAGGAGCTCGTGAGAACGCCTACGTACAGCTCCGTCTGGCCGTTGTGTTCGGGCTCAGACGCGCCGTCGTAGGTGAGCCCAATGACGAAGTCGAGGCCGAGATACGGATCATCCATCAGCGCGATGTGCGAATCCGCCCGCATCTTGAACAGCTGCTGCATCAGCTCCGGTTCGCTCGGCGTCGCCGCGATTGCGCTGATGAGTAGCTGCAGCCGGCTGTTCCAGACACCGGTGCCCGATGGAAGCGCTTCATCCGGTCCAAAGTTGACGGTCAACGCCGGCAGCTCATCTTGCTGGGGGTCGAACGACTGCCGGCGGTGCTTGTAGACATGGTAGCCGCGCGGACCGAGCTGCTGTTCGAGCATACTCGCGACCGCGTCGATGATTCGCTCGGCTCGGTGCTTCATTGCGACAAGACCAGGGTCGTCATGCCGAATCCGTCGTGCTCGATGCTCTTGATCCGATACGTCGAGCCGTCACGAAGTCGGCGAATGACACTGCCCTTGACGAGCCCGCGTGCTTTGACATCAGCCGTCAAGCACTCGATCCGCGGGGATGGGCCAGGCACCTGGAAGTCGCCGGTGTCGCCCCGCTCCCACTGAATGTCGAACAATCCGGGCATGTGGGCGGCGTGCCCGGTGTCGAACTCTTCGTCGAAGAACGCGCGACGATCGTCGTCGTCCTCGAATACATTCGACACGGCTACTTCGCCGCGTTACTCGCCGGTTCGGATGCCGCCGAACGTTGGTTGGCCGGCTTTTCGGCTTCCGGTTTCGCGGTCTCTTTCTTCATGATCGGGTTTCCGTTATTCGGGTCGACGGGCGTCGGATGCTCGCCGTTTTCCCCCCCCACGAAATAGCGATACAGGGCCTTCGGCACGGTCTCCAGGCCGATGATTTCGCCGGCCTTGAAATCCTGCAGCTCATCGAGCTGATACACACCCTTCTTGCCCTGGACCGGCCTGATGCGGCCGGCGCGACGCTTCGCCTGAGCTTCGCTCAACGCGACCTCGCCGCTAATTCGGACGGCGCGACTCGCCTTGTAAAAGTTCATTGCCACTTTCGCATCTCCCGAAATGCGGCGGGCGCCTCTGTGGGCGCCCGCCAATGCCGCAACAGAGCTTTGACCGATTACGCCTCTTCGGACGTCAGCGTCACGAGGCAAGCGTTCTGCCACATGCCGTAGCCGACGTTGCGCCAGGTATCGACACCATAGCGGTGCTTGTCCTCGTTGAACTCGAGCTCCGAGCCTTCGGCGATCGCCTTGAGCTGAACCTGCGTCTCCTCCTGCCGGATGAACGGCTTGATCGCGCTGTCGGTGCGGAAGACGCAGAACTTGGACGTCCAGCCTGCGGCGTCGAGGCGCGGATTGGCCTGCGTCCTGATGCGAATGCCGACGTCGATCAGACCGTCGAGGCCGGTCTGAGAGGCGAACTGTCGAGCGTCGCCGCGGAGCAGCACCGCGTTCGCCGCCTGCATCAGAAGGCTCGTCGGCGTCATGACCAGGAACTCGCGGGCGTTCTCGTTGAACGGCTCGCCCTGATCGTCCTTGAACTTCATCATCTGCTGCACGGCAGTGACAATCGCGAGCTGCATTTGCTCGACGCTCGGCGCCGTTGCAGTGCCCTTCACCTCCACGGGCAAGTTGTCGATGTCGACGGTGATGTTGTTGCTCTGCTGGCCGCTCGATCCTTCGACGTGATCTTCGTCGAAGAAATACTGCCCGTCGTAGCAGATGCTCGACTCGCCTGCCACGATCAGCTGCGAGAGCAAGCTCGCCCAGTGCGATACGGTGCGCTCGGCGAGCTCGCCGATGCGGACCATCACCTGACCGCTCTTGTCGCGCCGCATCTCTTTGACAGCCACCTCGATGGTCGCTTCGAAGTGCTTGTTCTTGATCTCGATGCCGTTCTCCGAGAAGCCCTTGGCGTGACGGCCGCCGATCCACTCTCGGAGCGCGGGCACCTGGCCGAGCCACGCATATTCCTCGGAGTCCTGATCGCTCGTGAAATAGTTCGAGATCAGGTTGACCCAGGACTGAGCCTGTGCAATCTCGAGCCGGCGATAGTACTCGCCGATGATCGCGCGGCTCGTGAGGCGTTCGATACCCATCGGAAGATCCTCTTAGTAGAAGAAGTGAAACGGAAGCTGCGGACTGCGGTTAGAGCTACGCGATGGCAGCCTCCGCAGCGTCGATGGCCGCCTGCGCCCGCGCGAGCGCGGCGTCGAACTCGACCACGGCAAGGCCGGTCGAGATCCAGCGCGACACGTAGCCGATAGGGCTGTTGCCCGTATCGGTCAGCGCGAACGTATCGTCGTCCGCCGCGTAGACGGGGGGGCGATCGTTCGCCGTGATCGCGAGATTCGCGATGGGCAACACGACGCGCCCGCGGGTCCGCACGCGAACGGTCTTTGCGCCCGCACCACCGCTCGTGTTGTCGACCTTGCTCTCGGCGAAACCGAGGAACGGATCGCCCGCCACGAGCGGCCGCGCATAGCCGGAGCCGTTCTCGCCGACCGCGGCACCCTCGTAGATGATGTCGTTCGCGACGACCGGATATTCCTCGATGTCGCCGAGCTGGTAGTCCCTCGGCTTATTCGCAGCCAACGTGGTCATGTTTGCTCCTTTCGCTCAGCCCTGCGGCTGAATAGAACGTCAAACGGTTGGGGGGATCGCCTTAGCTGGCAGCGCTCTGGCGAAATACGCGCACGCGGCCGGCGGCTTCCGCCTTGGCGTAGGCGAGATAACGATCGTAGTCGTCGCCGAATTCGGAACGCAGTTTCGGATCGTTGTTCCAACGTTCCTTGCACTGCTCCTCGAGCGGACGCGGATCGTCCTCGGCCTTCGGCTGCGCCGCCGGCTCGACCGCGGGCTCGACCGGCTCGACCGCTTCCTTTCGCCTCGTCTCGAGCGCATTGCGACGCGCCGCGCGTTCCGCGGCGAGCACCTTCACGGCCGCTTCGGGGCCCGTCGTCTTGCCATCGAACTTGAGCTCTTCGATCAATGCCTCGTGTCCCGGGATCAACTGATCCTGGACGGCCTTGATCCGCTCGCGCTCCGCCGCGGCGCCGGCCGCGAAGCCTTCTTCGTATGCGGCCTTCTTTGCGGCTTCGACGGCCTGTTCCTTGTCCGCCGAGGCAGCCTTTCGCCCTTCCTCTCGGAAGGCTTCCGCGATGGCCGGATACTGTTCCGCGATCATCTCGCGGGTAATCTCCGGCTTGTCGGTCTTGGTCGTCATGCTTGACCTCCGTCTCTGATTACCCCGATCGCCGGACGATCCGGCAATCACCTGCTCGAGCGTGCCGATGCGGTCGGCCATGCCGACTTTTACCGCCTCGGCGCCCACCAACAGACCGCCCTGCCCGAAATCGGACAGAACGGTCTCCACGTCGACGCCGCGATTACGCGCGACCGTCTCGACGAATACTTGCGCGAGCGCATCCACGAGTTCCTGCGCGCGCTTCCTGCCGTCGTCCGACGCAGGATCTTCGCGCTTTCGCGGGGACTGCGAGCTCACAAACTGAATGCGGTCCGGATCGGCCCGAGACCGCGATGCCGTCAGGACCACGCCGAGACTGCCCAGGAAGGACGTGGGCGTTGCCACGACTTCCGTAGCGGCACTCGCGATCCAAAGACCCGCGCTCGCGGAAAGGTCCTGTGCGACGGCGATGATCGGCTTCACCGATCGCGCCTCATAGATGAGCTCGGAGAACGCCTGGATGCCCGTCGCATCGCCGCCAGGCGTGTTCAGCGACAGCACGATCTGCTCGACGTCGTCGTCCTCGAGGAACGTGCGGAATTCGCTCTCCACGCTGTTGAGCGACGTCGCCCCCGAGTTCCGCGTCATCAAATTGGCGCGGGGGAAGATGGGCCCCCAGACGGAAATGACGCCGGATCCGTTCCGGATGTAAGGCGCGGGGCGCGGCTCGATCGAGAAGGCATCGAGCAAGCTGGCCCCGGGTCGGTAGCTCTCGCCTTCACCCCAAAGCACGACCGAGAGGATCGTGCGAAGCCCTTCGGGCGTGATCATCCACCGCTCGCCGAGCACCGCCTCGAGTGCTCGCGGATGACGCGCCTCTTGCGCCTCGAGCAAGATCGATTGCTCGGCGCCCTCTTTGACGGTCGGAATCTCTATCGTGATGCGGTGCGTCATGGTGTCCCTCACGTCTGATCGGGCAGCTCAGGCATATCCGGATCGGACTCGTCCTCCGGCTCGTCGGTAATCGGCTCAGGCGAAGGAAGGTCAGCCTCTGCAGCGATCTCCCGGCGGCGTTGACGGAGATTCGCCTCGTAGTCGCCACCGTTGATCGCTGCCGTCTCATCGGCCTTGGTCGAGAAGTTGTGCTGAACGCGCAGCGCGGCCGCTTCGACTTCCTTCTTCTCGTCGATCTGCCCGCGGCCCGGGCCTATCCATCGAGCGCCTAGATAGGCTTTGCGGATGAGCGGATCGCCCGTCAGAAAACCCGGCGCAGGGACGCGCCCGCGCAGAACCGCCTCCTCGATCAGCAGTTCGTAGATCGGCTGGCAGAACTGATCCCGAATGAGCGCGCGCTCGAGCATGAAGTATTTCCACGCCTCCACGATCGCGGCGCGTGCCGCGCTGTAGCTTGCGGTGAAGTGCTTGATGAGAATCTCGAACGGCAGCTCGAGCGCGACACCGATCTGCCGTAGCACTGCCATCACGAACGGATCGAAGGCGGTGTTCGGTCGTCCCGGTGTGACGGTCTCAACATCCTCTCCCGGCGCAAGACCAAGCACCGCGGCAGGGCCGAGCCGGAAGTCCTTATCGTTTGACGAGCTGCTTTGCCCGGCCTGCTGCATCGGCGCGAGCGGCATCTCGGGCGTAGTCGACTTCACGAAAACCGTGAGGAAGCCCGAGACGACGGCGGCGTCGATTTCCGCTTGCGTATAGCGGCCGAGCTGCTTGAGCGGCTCGATCACGGGCGCGAGATCCGGCACGCCGCGGACCTGGCCGGGCCGACGTTTGTCGTAGACCAACAGCATGTTCCGCCTGCCGCTCGGCGAGAACGCGGGGATGCGTCTCCACGTCAACGACGATCGATTGATCGCGTTCGGATGACGCGAAGCGATGTGGTACGCGATGACCTCGCCGGTGTTCCGGTCACGCTCCACACCGCCCGCGAGCTCGGGCGTATCGGCCTTCAAGCCCGGGTTGCATAGCCGGTCCGCCTCAATGATCTGAATCTTCAGCCCATACGGACTCCCGGGCCGTTCCACGAACGGTAGCAGCACGGGAACGTCCCCGCTTTCGAGCCTGGATTGCAGCACCATGCGCGTCAGAGACGCGAAGTTCGAAGTGCGCTCGATGTCGCACTCGACGGAGTCGGCGAATATCCTCCATTCGCGCTCGAATGCGAGCTCGATCTCCTCGGCCTGTTCCTCCGTGAGACCGAGCACGTCGTGATCGATGACCGCGTTGAGCCGCAGGCCTGCGCCGACGATGTTCGTGACCTTTGTCCGCAGCGCGCCCGTCGCAAGCGGCACGGTGCGAACGAGATCTCGCGACTCTTCGCGTAGGTCCTGCAGGTCTGGGAGAATGTCCGAGTCGGCGTCGCCGCCAGAAGGCTGCCACTCGGAAAGGCTTCGCCGCTTCCGCCGCGTGATATACCCGCCGCCGGACGACATAAGCTCGAGCGCGAAACGGCTCTGCATCCGCCGTGCGGCCGCGGTGGGCGAGAAGTAGCCGATCGCCTGATCGAGCAGAGTCTGCTTTACGATGACGGTGCGGCCACCGAGACGCAGCGAGACTTCCTTAGCCATCGATCGGCGTCGCCCCGTAGACCGAGATGCCGCGGCGACGAGAGATCCGGAGGCGCAGCTCCCTCTCCCTCTCGTACAGCTCCTTCAGATTCGCCCGCGTCATCATGCGATTGCCGAAGCTGTAGGACTGGTTCTTCGTCAGGATCGCCCGAATGGCTTCCTGAACGAGAGCGAGCTCTTCTTCGTCGGTCATCGCCCTAGATTCCTCTGCTCAACACGCGGCGGCCGGGTCGGGCCACGCTCTCGATAGGCGGCCTATTGCCGACGTCGGGACGAAGCACGTAAGGATTCCGCTCCCACTGATCGGCCCACGGCGGCGGCTGATCCCAATTGATCTGGTCAGCTTGCAGCAATGCGGCAGCGGCGCGGTTGTAGTAGTGCAAGTCGAACGCTTCGTTCGCGCGGTTCCCCTGCCGCTCCCAACCCTTTGCCTTTCGGATCTCGGCAGTCATCTCGTCGAAATACCCGTCGTCGACCCAGTCGGGAATGTGGCAGAAGCCCGGGCCTTCAACTTTCCGCGAGATGTCGCCATGAACCGCATCCTTCCAGGCGGTCGTGTTCAACCGATAGACCGGGACATCGCCCTTGCTCGCGTTCCGGTCTTTCCTACCGCTCGTATCCGGATACGTCAGCTTGATCAGCGGAGCGTTGATGTTCCCGTCGCCTTTGACCAGTCGGAACAGCAGGTGGTAACCCTTCGCGCCGTACTGCGCCTGGAGATGACGCCAGAACGCGTACGCGTTCAACGTGACTCCTTCGCTACCGCCCGAATCACCGAAGATCAGGACCGGCTTCATTGACCATCCGGGCTTGCCTACGCATGGCCATGTGCGCTCGAGCACCTGCTCGATCAGAAGCTCCCAATCCTCGATGTAAACGCCCGGACTGATGGCCTCGAATCGCTCGCCTTCCGGCCGCTTGCTCGCGGTAATCCGGAAACGATCGACGAGCCACGATTGCAAACCGACGCCCCATCCCATGACGTGCACGACGAAAGCGTGCTGCTGAACGTCGACCGCAGCGGTCAGAAACCGCACCTGCTCCGGCACCTCGCCCTTGGGCCACGTTTCGCGTCGAGCCGATAAGTAGTCGCCGGACCGGCGGCGTCGGACGGCCATCGGCAGATACGGATACGCGAGATCCTCGAACGTCGTCCGCCGGAGGTCCGACTCGTCGCCCGTGCGGACGTACGTCGCGACGGCCGATACGAAATTGAACATGACCGACACCCACGGCTGATAAGCCGCGGACATGCCGCCGAGCCAGAAGCTCGCGATGTTCGTCCGCCTCGGTTCGCCCTCGAGGCGGCAGTCGACGACGCGCTGACCTTCGTGCACCCAGGTCGCGCCGAGCACGCGGCCCTTCTCGTTCCGCACCGCGTTGAGCTGGCGCTTGTGCTCGGGCTCGTGCACACCGCCGCAATGCGGGCACGGCACCTTCGCCCAGCTCTCGGCGAGCATCATCAGGTCGTATCGCTGGACGGCCTCGACGATCTCCTCGATGTCCGCGGGTGCCGCGAAGGCCTCGAGGCCGGGCTTCGCCTCGAAGTGCTCGCCGCAGTGCACGCAGCGCACGTACCAGCGCGCGCGGGTGCCGGCGTTGTAGAGCGCCATGATGCCCGGGGCGGGCGGCGCTTCGTGCGGCGTCGACGGCCGCCACTCCGGGTCATCGTACGGGAAGCCCGGCGAGCTCTCCGCGACGCACTTGCCGCGAGACATGAACGTCTCGATACGCTTGAACGCCTGGCCCCACAGCGAGCCGCGGCCGTCGACGTTCTGCGAGCTCGCGCCGTCGTGGTCGATCAGCCAGACGTAGCGCATCGTCTTGCCGCGGATCTGCGACGCCGCCGGCCAGACGATCTTGAGCACCATGCCGTGGCGCCAGAACTTGTCGTACGTGTTGTCGTCGCGCGCGCGCGGCGACATCAGCGCCTGCAGCTCTGGCGTGTTCTTGATCGCCCGGTCGAGATCCTGTCGCGAGAAGTCGCGCGCCGAGTCCTGGCTCATGTGGACCATGAGCGTGTCGGCCGGCTCGACGGTGACGATGTAGTAGACCCCGCCGATGACGAGCCCGAACGTCTTGCCCGTGCGCGCGGGCCCGACGAACACGATGCCCTGGTAGATCCGGCTCGCGAGCAAGTCGAGCGGCTCGGCCAAGTATGGCGTCGCCTCCGGGTCGAAGATGTCGCCGTCCTTGCTGACGAGTCGCCCGGCGGCGGCTTCCGATGGCCGGATCCGCCGCGGCGGCCGTAGGATCGAAGCGACGGAGCGAGCGACTTCGTCGGCGCTCTTGTAGGGCGCTACGAACATGCGAAGGTTCTCAAGACGATCACGCGCCTTGCGCGTCTTGAGCAAGTTCCCAGACCCAGCCGCGTCCCTGCCGGCGGGCGATCACCTCGGCGCCCATCTGCGCCTTCGCGCGCCGCAGCGTCGCCTCGGAGAGCCCGACCTTCTTCGCGTCGTCGATCAGCTCGGTTGTCGGCCGAGCTCCGGCAGCGAGTGCACGCCGCAAGAAAGAGATCGCGTCGTCGATAGCGGTGGAGCCCGGCGGCGGTGCCGCAGCGGCCGGAGGCGCGCTCGGCGTCGCTTCGGCAAGCGTTTGCTCGGGCTGCGCCGCCGTCGACGTCGCAGAGGCCTCCGGCTCCTCGTCGTCGGAAGCGCGCCCGGCGATCTCGGCGTGGAGCTCCTCGCGGATCCGGTCGACGTGCCGCTCGATCACGGTGGCCTGCGCCGGCGCGAGGCCCGCGTCGCGCTCTACCCGGTCCTGCAACGTTTCGAGGCCTCGGACGAAGAGCTGCATCAGCCGGCCCATCGTGCGCTCGACCTCGATCGACGGGACGAGCTCGCCGCGCTCGATCTGCAAGTGCATCTTCTCGCGCTCGCCCTGATACCAGGCACGGCGCTTGAAGGGGCTCAGCTTGTCCGGGTCGGTCTCGTCGGTGCCCTCGGACCACGCCTTGTACACGTGGCGCGCCGCGTAGAGCTTGTGCCCGGCGCGCTCGGCGACCGGTTGCACCTCGCGCTCGAGTAGCACGCGGCGCAGCGTCTCGCGGTCGGTGCCGAATGCGCGCGCCCACGCCGACAGCGACGCGAGAATGTCGGCCTCGTTCAGATCAGCGACCTTCGGGGCTCCCGGGAAGAGGCCTGTTTGCTCTACGTCGTTCGGCGCGTCGGCGACGGTCGGATTCTTGTCGTCACCCATGCGTTTTCGAGGGCAAAACCGTTCCACGGGCTCCGAACCGAGCGCCG